AAGTGATCCTTCATGCATAAGGCGTGTAGACTCCTCCCCCACCTGTAGCTGCATTCACCCCTGATGGGCTGGCAGAAACTTTTAGATCTGACCGCGCTGTCCCCCGCAAGCGACTCTTGTTCTTCCCCCCTCGTGTCGGTCGGGCACGTGTGACTTTCGCAGGCTTCTGAGGCGGCTTCGGTGCAGCTACCGGCGTTGGGGGCTTGATCCTTTTAGGGGCTTTTGGGCTAAACAGACACATTAACTTTGTTCCTCTTGGATATTCTTTAAGGCTCTGACTACAGACAGTTGACCCTGCTTATACCTCACAGTTTTGATGTCGTCATCCACTTCAGGCATCCGATCAGGGAATACCGCTAGGAGCCACACGATAAGAGCCTGCTCTACCGGAGGCAACTTCTCTGTAACACTATTCACCGGAAAATCAAGCGGCATCTGGAATAATTTTCAAGGTTTCTAACATCTTTGTCAAGGACGTGTTCAGTTCGTCCTTCGTTTTGTCGTTGTTCAGGACGTAATCAAACTGAGAGTAATCGTCTAGGTCGTTCTCGGTCACATGGGTATCTATCTCTGTCGGGTAGAACCGGGAGTCAGCCCTGCGTTCCACTCTCACAAGCTGTCCCATCTCGTGCCCATCATGATTGTCTCGACCACGCCGGACGAAGTCAGCCTCATTCTTAAAGCGAACATCGGTAATGAAGAGGACATCGAACCGAGGCTCAGAGAGAGCGACGATCTTCGCCATCTTGTTAGTCCAGTAATCACTTCCATTCCACTGCCGTCTGAACTCGGTACCCCACACCTGTAGGAGTGACCGGAACTCTTTCTTATGTTCCTCAATGAACTCCACCCGGAAGCCAGTGATCTCTGATACTTCCTGCTTTAGAGGGTCAGCGAAGGCCACCCTCCCAACTTTCATCTGATGGTCGCGCCTTAATATGTCAGCTGCTTGAAGGTACGCTGTGTCCTTGCCGCTCAGTTTTTTTCCGCATAATCCTATTAGTTTCATTGTGGTTTCCAGTAATGTACTTTTCTCTCGGTTTCATCATAGTCATCTGATCGGAGAATCCTTGCGAGTCGAGCTTGCTTGAGCGCGTCAGCTTCCGTGAGGTTCTGGCGCTCGTAGGTCTCCACTACTCCCTCCCATGTGGGGGAAGCTGTTAAAATTCGTTCAGCCCTTGTAGGCCCTATCGTAGGACAGCCGGTGTACCCATCAGTACTGTCTCCGATCAGCGTCTGATATAGATGGTATCGATCAGCAGCCTCTTGCGTGATGCGTTGGATACCGAGTGCCGCCTTGTTAGGATTATATAGGAGGCAGGGGATAGTCAGCATGTCTTTATCGGTGGAGACAATTATCTTTCTAGTCCCTGCCCGGAACGTCTTTCTGGTTGCCCAGATTCCCAGCAAGTCATCGGCCTCTAAGGGCTCACGGATGACGGCGCTCCAGTGCTCCACTAAGTGCTTCCGAAGAGGCGGTAGGCCCATCGGTTTGCGTGAATGCGTGCGGGAGAATTTGTAGGTGGGGTCAACCTCTCGTCGGAAGTTCTCTTTCCCTGTCAGTGCTACCTCGATGGCATCCGCCTTGAGGGTGGTCACTAGGAACCTCAGGTCAGCCTCCAGTTGAGCGATTGCTTGATGCATGTCTGTCCACAGCGTCCAGATGTCATCACCCCAGTCAGTAGCTACCTCTGAGCCTGCAGCGTGTTTATATGCGAAGATGTCTCCGTCTAATAGAATAGTTGTCATGTAATAAAATTAGTAGACTGCTTTGAGTAGTTCCCAGTTCTCTCTATTCTTCTCATACTTACTGGGGCGTCGCTCATGAATAGAGACCCAGATGCCTTTCAAGTCATTCCACGGGATGACGTAGGTGACCTTCATGGGGATGACGTGGACAAGTAGCACCGAGTAGCCGCCGACCTTAGCTCCCGCTCGAATCCTGTAGTAACCCATCCCATTCTTGTGAGTGGCTGACCGCACCTGCACTGTGTTAAGTATCCCCTCATACTCCGTGATGAAGTCATAACTACATGACAAGACTGGGTCAGATATTATAAAGCCTCGGTTTAGTAGTAGTGCTTTCAGCATCATCTCGCAGGCGACTCCACGTGTTTCGTTCCTCGCCCTAGTGTTAATGGGTTTCAGCCCAATTTGCTCCTGCCTTTGCTTCCCCGTCAAGCGGGCACCTAAAGTTGAGCACATCTCCTGCGTTCCGAATAGATTCAACTGCATATTGTTTTACTTTCTCAACATGCTCAGGAAGGACTTCCAGTTGGAACTCATCATGTACATGAGCTACGAAGCTCCAGTCCTGACCATGTATCAACCCATCATGTGTTAGTTGTTCGTAGAGGAGGACGGTAGCCTGTTTCATCACCACTGCTCCCGCTGCTTGTAACAGCGTGTTCAGCGCAGCATGTTCACTGCGTATGGCTAAGTGCCTACCATCGAGCCCTCTGAGAAAAGCCCTACCACTACAGGCAGAGGTGACACAAGTCTTTAGTTTAGCTAACGCTGGAAGACTACGGAGGAACTTCTGCTTGATCTTCTTACCTGCTGCTCGTCCTTGGCTTATAATTTCACCGATCTTGGTGTCCCCCGCACCGTAGAGGAATGCATAGATGAACGTCTTGGCTGCATCCCTTGTCGGGAGCCCTGCTGCTTCCTGATTCACGGTATGTATATCTGCCTTCAGGATGTTCTCAGCGTAGGTACCACCATCGTATGGCGCTAGGTAATGAGCGAGGCAGCGTAGCTCTAGGCCAGCCGCATCACAGCCTACCAGTACCATCCCTTTACTCGCCTTGAACAAGCTCCGGCACTCCAATCCGTAGGGGCTACCTACACGTGGGACTTGGGCCATGTTAGGGTTGGAATGTGTACACCGTCCGGTCACTGCCCCGTTGGTGTTAACACGTCCATGCATACGTCCGTTCACTTCCAACTTGAGCCAAGCCTGTTGCCCTTCCGCGAGCATCCCCATGCGCTTGACCAGTAGCAGGTATTCGTTTAATAACTCGACAGATTCCTGCTTTGTTGTTAATTTAATGGTGGAGAGAACAGTCTCGTCAACCTTCGGCTTACCTTCCTTGGTGAACTCAGTTGGCTTCCATCCGAGGCGTTGCAACCTGTCAGCGATGTGATCCCTACTGCCGGGATTGAATGGGACGATCTTCTGCTTGCAGGGGCCTTGATCAATCATCTTGGGGCTGAACCCAGCCTCCTTAGCTGCTTTCTTGGACGGAAAGAGTCTACCCCCGGCGCGGGCCAGATGAGTCTTCATAGGAATCTTATCATCAGCAAACATCACCTTCAGTTGCTCAAGTAAGTCCAACTTCCGGGTGGATAGCGTCACATACAATGATCTCGCTGCATCGAGGTCGAAGGAGAAACCGTTCGCCTCCATCCGCTGGAGACACCACGCAAAGTCATGCTCAAGGGTGATGCACTTCTCATTCCATTCAAGGGCCAGTAGACTAGCTAACAACAGTGCGGTGACTCGTGTATCCTGAGTACAATATGTCATCATCTCTTCCGAGTACTCCGCGAAGCCGTGTTGTTCAATGTGATCGCCCTTCAACTCCCCTAGCCGGTACCCCCACGCCTTCAGTGAATGAGATCCTTGCAGCTTCGGAGGCATGTAGAGGTGACCACCGGGATTGGCCATCTTGATACGATCCTTGTCACCTAACGTGGTGTGCATCAGACGGGACAACACCAGAGTGTCGGTAAACTTTTCAACACTACTCTCCGCCAGCCTCGCCCACGTGAGCCACCCCAGTTGAACGAGACAGGGTAAGTCGTAGTTTATGATGTTATGCCCAATCAGCTCATTTGAGGCTAAAAGATAATCTACACCGGCCCCTAAATTTTCCGGCCCAAAACGATGGACTTCTTCGGTCTCAACGTCGCGACATACGATGCACCAGAGGAAGGTAACCTCCGGCAGGAGACCGTTCGTCTCAATGTCGAAGATTGTCCTCCGTGGTTCCCGGTCAGAAGTCGTTAGTGTCATCAGCATCTTCCGGTGGCTCCGTTTCGTTCAAGCGGCCAGTCTCTTCACTGTACTCCAGCCATGTGGCATTCCCCGTCTGACCAGACCACCGATTCTTGAGAATCCGAACGGTAGTGAGGTGTGACGTTTCAGGGTTCTGCTGATCCCTCTCCAACCCAATTACGATGTCGGACAGTTGAGCAATCGAGGCTGATCCCCGAAGCTGCGCGAGAGTGGTACGAGCCCCCTCTTCATGTCCCTTACCGTCTGGTCGCTTCAGGTGTGATACTAATACCAGCCCGAAGGAGAGTTCCTCCACGAGTGAGCGAAGCTTGGTCATGGTGTTGTCGATCATGCGCCTCTCGTCGCCTCCCTCCATGCCACTAACCACGATGGATATGTGATCAAGAAAGATGATCTTGCAACCCACGCTGGTCACCAGATAGCGAATCTTCGAGAGCAGGTTCTCTTCACCGAGGGAGCCCCAATGGTCATAGGCGTAGTAGTTGCCAGATCCGACCGTTGCGTCGAACGCTGCCTTCTTTTCCGCCTCATCATGGTCTTGCGGGTTGAGGAAGATGGGCTTGTTCATGTGCAGTCCCATCAGGCCCAAGGCGGTGCGCTTGGTAGACTCCTCCAGTGCGATGTAGCCGATAGTCTGCTTGGATGATAGTAGATGATATGCGAACTCCTTACAGATGGCACTCTTGCCAATTCCTGAGCCTGCACAGAGCGTTACGATCTCTCCTTCACGTAGACCATGAGTCATCGTGTTGAGGCCGTTCCACGGGTACATGTGGGACATGCAGGAGTCATCCTTGTTGATGATGTCCCACAGATCAGAACCGGAGACGATCCCGTCAGGTCGCCATGACTTGGCGTTCCAGACCGCATTGATTAACTCCTTTCCACGTCCAGCAACCAGCATGTCATTGGCATCCTTGAGAGGGAGATTAGCGATCTTCGCCTTGCCGACAGCTAGTACTTGGGAGCATTTGTCCGCTGCCTCTTGGCCTACCTTGTCGTTGTCAAACATGATGATGACTGACTCGTAGCGCTGTAGCCATTCGAGGTTCTCCTTGAAGGCCTTGACGGCTCCGGCTGCCCCGTTGGGAACGCTGACGACAGGCCAGCGATTCTCCATGAGTTGGCTCACCGACATGGCGTCAATCTCACCTTCAGTCACCACCACCATTTTGGCACTCCGCCCATAGCTATTCTGCCAGAGCTGCGAGCCATATAGAGGTAGCTTCCCTTTGCCAAGAACGAGGAAGTCCTTGTCGGGAAACCTGATCTTCGAGATGCGCTCACCTTCAGTGGTGAAGTAGTTGGCAATCTGGACAGGGCGTCCATTGTATTCCCCCACTTCATACTGCCAGAATCGGCAGGTCTCTTCACTGACCTTACGCTTGTGAAGGGTGCTGTATGTTACGTTGGCAAGGGAGGAGTGATTGGTATACTCCTCGGTCGCCTTCTGGGGCGTCTCGGCGACCTTATCGTAGTCGCTATGGAAGGTATCACAACTGAAGCAATACCCATGTCCATCGTCGTAGACCCCCACAGCGTCACTACTGTTGCAGCTAGAGCAGGGGCCATGTCTAACTAGTTGGCTTTCGTCTTTTTGATTTGGATTTGTGTTTTCGGTAGTCACTTTCTAAACTTTCTATTTGTCCATCAAACATTATTGTTTTTATAACTTCTTGTCCCTGTTTGGTCACCCTCATCCATGTGAGCGATCCTGCTGTGCCTTCGAGGGTATCAAGGTCGTCTATAGCGACGAGTGCCTTCTTACCTTCGGCGGTCTCTAGGGCGGCGTGGGTTGCCTTGTGCGGTCTTATGAGAACCATGACCGGGGCACCTTCTTACCGCTCCACAGGAAGCCGTGCTTCTCGCACCATTCAGCGTAGGTTGTCCGACTCTTCTTGCTCAGCCTATTGTTGGGCTGCTGGAAGACGAACCGGACTTCCGTGTTAGGATTCTGCGCCTTCACAAGCAGGTGCTTAGCGCGATCCTGAGCGAAGAAGCGACCCTTGGTCTCAATGAAGTAGCCTTGCTCGTCCAGCCAGAAATCTGGTAGGTACGTGTGCTTCTTCAGATAATCCAAGCGGGTAGGCTCGTAGGAGAATGGAACACCTTCTGTCTCCAGCAGGTGCCCCATCCCCCATTCGAGCTTACTCCTATACGCGTGTGCTATAGAACCCATCGGCTGACCTCATGGAACTACCTTCAGAAGTCAGACGCTGAACTGGGATCGATTTCGTTGGGAGTACTACTGATGGTCACAGTAGTGGATATTGGTTCGTCTTTGGTAGTAGACTCGAAGCCCCCTTCGATCACACCAAATCCGTGATCTTCTGCTTCGTTCCCTCCAACACGAACCAAATTGAGGCACTGCACAGCCTTGAGTCGTAAGGTGACCCCAGTGGCCATCGCTGTGTTGTATCGAATCAAGTGCATAGCCACTTTCACCTTACTCCCAGAACCAATGAGTTCCCCCATCGGCTTCGCCATGCCATCAAAGACTTGAGGCCTCTGATAAATCTTGGAGTCATCCTTGTTGGACGTGAAGTACGGCCGTAGCTTGGCAGTGAACAGAATCTGCTCCTTGCCGTCCGGTGCTGTAATCCTCTTACCCTCGACTGGGTTCACCTTAGTGGGTGTATCCCCATTAACTTTGAGGGCCTTGAGGTGTGCTTGAAGCTCTCCATTGAGAGTCTTCTCGAATGCCTTCGCGTCCTTATCAGGGAGCGAGAAGGTGATCTTGTACCAGCCGGGTTTCTCGAACTTAATGTCCGGCTCACTCAAGTGAGTGTAAACGGCTGTGGCTTCTGGTGTGGTCATGGCGACATGTTGCGCCTTTTTGTTTTTTGTCATTTCTCGTTTCTGTCTCTCGGTTTTAGGTGACGCTAAGCGGTAATCCGCACGTCAAGAAACAACGTAATGAAGGTCAGCCGCCGTGTCAACCCCAAATATCAACCCCAATGAACTTTTTATTTTTCCCTGCAAATACTCAACATCTGCAGGTGGTACCCC